GACAACGGTTTTAAAAACGGTCGCCACTACGAAACACGAAACAAGCGCAGCGTATGGTCAGTTCCAGTTCGTTCCTACAAAGGCGCTCACTTTGCCACATACCCGCCGGCCCTAATTGAGCCGTGCATTTTGGCTGGCAGCAGACCAAGCGACATTGTGCTGGACCCGTTTATGGGATCAGGCACTACCGCGCAGGTTGCTCTGCAGCATGGCCGCCAGTACCTGGGCTGCGAACTGAATCCAGAATACGAAACGTTGCAAAAAGAGCGGATTGCTAAGGCTGTGCCAGCAATTGCTGATGACCGCCAAATGTCACTTGTACTGGAGCAGACCAATGCTCCGTGACTACCAACAACGCACAATAGACCAGCTCTACTCCTGGTTCGATCACAACGCCACCGGCAATCCCTGCTTGGTGCTGCCCACCGGCTCTGGCAAGAGCCACATCATTGCAGCGCTGTGCAAGCGGGTATTGCAGGAGTGGCCGGACAGCCAGATTCTGATGTTGACCCACGTCAAGGAATTGATAGAGCAGAACGTGGAGAAGTTGCGCCAGCACTGGCCCGATGTACCGGTGGGCATCTACAGCGCCAGCATCGGCAAGAAGCAGCTTGGCGAGCCTATTACGTTTGCCGGCATCCAGTCGGTACGCAAGAAGGCCGCCCTGCTGGGCCACGTTGACCTAGTGCTAGTGGACGAGTGCCACCTGATTGCGCACAAAGACCAAGGCGGCTATCGCTCGCTGTTGGCCGAGCTGCTGGCGATCAATCCGCGTCTGCGAGTGGTGGGCCTCACTGCAACACCTTACCGCCTTGGCCACGGAATGATTACCGACGAGCCGGCGATCTTCCGCGAGCTCATCGAGCCAACAAACATCCTCGAACTGGTGCGCCTCGGCCACTTGGCGCCGCTACGTTCCAAGCACACCACAGCGCAGCTTGATGTGACTGAGGTTCACAAACGCGGCGGCGAGTTCATCGAGGCCGAGTTGCAGGCCGCAGTTGACACGGCGGACCAGAACAATTCCGTGGTGCGCGAGATCATCAAGCTCGCCGGTGATCGCAAGGCGTGGCTGGCCTTCTGCTCTGGCGTCCAGCACGCCTGGAACATATGCGACAAGCTCAACGAGCTTGGCATCACTGCAAACTGCATTACCGGAGCCACGTCGAAGCGCGAGCGCGAACGCATCATCGGCGAATTCAAGGCGGGCCGTATCCGCTGCCTGACCAACGCCAATGTCCTGACCACCGGGTTTGATTACCCGGACATTGACCTGATCGCCATGCTGCGCCCCACCATGTCTCCAGGCCTCTACGTCCAGATGGCGGGCCGGGGTTTGCGACCCAAGAGCCACACCGATCACTGCCTTGTGCTTGACTTCGCGGCAGTGGTGGCAACCCACGGCCCAATCACCCACGTCCGACCGCCCAATAAGAAGGGCGAGAAGGAAGGCGCAGCGCCGGTGAAGGTATGCGACAACTGCCAGGAACTCTGCGCCCTGGCGGCCCGTGTATGCCCTGCCTGCGGGCATCCGTTTCCGGAGCCTGAAGTAAAAAAGCTCAAGCTCCAGAACGATGACATTATGGGACTGGCGGGCAAGGAAATGTCGGTGACCGCCTGGCGCTGGCGCAAGCACGTCAGCCGAGCCAGCGGGCAGGAGATGTTGATGGTCACCTATTACGGCGCACTCTCTGATGCACCAGTGAGCGAATACATGCCGGTGAACAATCCCGGCTATGCCGGCGAGAAGGCCAGGCGTACTGTGGCAGAGATCGCCTCGGGTTCCGATGTGCTTGTGTCCGACCTCTACAACCCGCTGGACGTGGTGGCCGACATTCTTTCCTGCGGCGAGCCGCCAGACATGATCGAGTTCAAGATGGACGGTAAATATCACCGTGTTATGCAACGAAAATGGAAACTAGATGCGCCACAAACAGCCTGAGATCGTGACGATCTACTACAAGATGCTCGAGGCCGGCCCGCCCAAGTGCTGCCATAGCTGCGAGTTCTACGGCACGGACGGCCTGTGCGTGGAGTTTTTCAAGGAGCCGCCGGAGGAGTTCGCCGCCACGCCGGATGCCTGCAACAAATGGGTGATGGACCTGCCCTTCTGATGAAAACAGAACACGAAGAGCAGCGCGAACTGGTGCAGTGGATCCGCCAGGCCTGCGAAGTGCGGGTGTTTGCGATCCCGAACGGTGGCCTGAGAGGCATCGCCGCCGCCGGACGCCTGAAGGCCGAAGGCGTATCGGCTGGCGTGCCCGACCTGTTCATCCCGGCCTGGCTGTGCTGGATTGAGATGAAGCGCGAGAAGGGCGGCAGCGTCTCGCCAGAGCAGCGGGATTGGCACGACTATCTGACCGGCCTGGGGCACCATGTGATCGTCGGGCGCGGACAGGAAGATGCTAAAGAAAAGATGCGAAACCTAGGGTTTGTACCTAGGAATTGATGCTTTTTTTTGGGTATTATGCTTCTCACACCAACCCGCAACCGGACCGGAGCCAACATGAACCTTAAAAAACTTGACGAATGCCGCCAGGCCTTTACCGCTGCTGAGGCCGCAGCGTATGACAGTCTTGGGAATGTCATCAACGCCGCCGCCCTGCAAGACTTTAGCCGCGCGTCGGATGCGCTGGCAGATGCCAATTTCAACGCGCCAGCCAAGGCCGACGCCACCGGTCGCCAGTGGCGTTTAGCCGGCTTTGCGGCGCACGCCGAGCTGTGGCGCGCTGACGACGCCAAATTGATGGCGCACGGCTGGGCCGTCTGCGATCCCGGCGATGAGCCGGATCACGCAACGTGGTCCACGACAACCACCGAGGCCATTGCGCGTCAGTGGTTTGCTCAACGTGTGCCTTTCTTTTGAACCACAACCCAGCCCGGCCCAGCGCCGGGCACCAAGGAACCCCCATGATCTCTGACGCCCTCTTCGCCATAGCCCTCGGGCTTGCTGGCGCCACCTTCCTTTTCTTTGCCCTGTCATGATCGCAACCAAACACAAGCTCTTGCTCGCCAACGCTTTCGGCATTGCCGGATACAAGCGTGCCTTGTTCGACGCGCTCAACGCCTCGGTGGCGGAAGAGTGCGATGGCGAGCGCCTGGTAGCGCTTAACTTTGCAGACGGCTCGCGCCTGGTGTTCGCATGAACGGCGCCCCACCCTGCCCAATCGACAGCGTAGAGTTCATCTACAACATAGACGATGTGAGCGAGCCGCTGGTCTGCCACCTGGACTACGAGCCCGAGTGCGCAGGCCACGGGGATCACCCCGATTACCCAAGCACTATGTGCTTGGCGGCGGCCTACATCAAGGACACCGACATTCTGGGCCTTCTGAGCCCGGACAAGATTGAGGCAATCGAACTGCTCGCCTTAGACGAGCAAGAGCGCTTTGATGGCGATGGTGGGTACGATGAAGAATAAGCCGCCGCCGAGCATTGGATGGTGGCCCACCGGCGAGCACAGGGTTCGCTGGTGGAACGGCGAGTACTGGTCATGGGTCTGCTTTGACTCTGACAACATGCATGCAGTGGCAGCCTACGGCAATCGGGCTGACAAGCACGCGAAGAACGTCCAGTGGTATCCAAGGCCAGACAGCTGGCCAGAGAGGAGCAAGACATGAAAGACAGAGAAGAGTACTTCTGTAAGGCTGCGGCCCGCCAGAGCCTGTTCTGCGCAGTGTGGATCGTCGCCCTAGTGGCGCTGATTGCGTGGCTAGCGTGACGCACATCGGCTGGATGGTCAGCGAAGGCGAGGTTTGCATCCTGCTCACTAGGCGCTGGGAGGAGAAGGAATACTGGGTGGGCCTCGGATGCGTTGCAACACCGCTCTATGCGTTGCCCGCTGTGTAACGCACCGACCAGCGTTGTCTCAACTCGCCACCAGCCCAACAACACAACCCGAAGGAGATACGAATGCTTCAACAACCACCGGTTCAGCACAATCGAACGACACGCCGTTTTCCCAGGTCGCTCGAAGAAGCCTTTGGCGGGGACGGTTACGCCATTACCCACTACCGCAACAGATGGAGTTGGGCCAACCGCGCCGCCGCTTTTATTGTTTGGGTGCTGGCGATCGCTTACGGAGTGACGTTATGGACTTGAAGAGCCAGCTGCTACGCGAGGAGGGCGCCGAGTCCTGCGCCTATCAAGACTCGCTTGGGTACTGGACGATCGGCGTCGGGCGCTTGATCGACTCGCGCAAGGGCGGCGGGTTGTCCAACGATGAGATCAACTACTTGTTGGACAACGACATCAAAGCCAAGACCCGCGAGGTATTGCTGGCGCTGCCGTGGATGCCCAGACTGTCCGAGCCGCGTCAGGCCGTGTTGATTGGCATGGCGTTTCAGATGGGCTTGAAGGGTCTGCTCCAGTTCAAGCGGATGTTGTCGGCGGTTGAAGACGGCCAGTTCTTTGAGGCCGCTGCGCAGATGATAGAGAGCACTTGGGCACGGCAGACGCCAGCACGAGCGCATCGCATGGCGTTACAGATGGAGACAGGCGAATGGACCCTCTAACCGCAGGCGTCGAACTGGCGCAAACAGTCATTACGCGCATCTGGCCTGACAAGTCAGCCGCCGAGGCAGCGCAGCTCGCTGCCCAGGTCGCCATCGTGCAAGGCCAACTAGACGTCAACCGCGCCGAGGCGTCGAGCCCGAGTGCGTTCACTTCAGGCTGGCGCCCAGCGATTGGCTGGGTCTGCGCATCGGCGCTGGCCTGTCAATACATCGCTAGGCCACTGGTGCAGTGGACCGGCCTT